TGGATTTAGTGGCTGGTCAAGATCAGTGGCAGGCGTTGAAACAGGAACACAAAACTATTACACAGCAAGTACAGATGAAGATCACAATTTTGTAATTTCAAACTGGAAGCCACTTGTTTATGAAGCAAGTAACAATGCTCCAACAGCAACTCCAGCAGATGGTACATTATGGTACAACACTACACTAGATGAAGTTGACCTAATGGTACATGATGGTACTAAGTGGGTTGGCTACTTAAATTATGGTCCATTTGCAGGCGCAACAGATCCAAACGGTCCAATTGTATCAGCAACTGCTCCTGAAAAAACAGGCGGTCAGTCAGATGGTACAGACTTAGTTGAAGGCGATATTTGGGTTTCAACTGCTGATATTGATACATACGGTACTAAAATTTATCGTTGGGATAATTCAGCAACTGAATGGGTAGCAATTGATGTAACTGATCAAACTACTGAAGATGGCATTGTATTTGCAGATGCACGTTATGGTTCAACAGGTGCTTCAGGCGATACTGCGGCTACAATTAAAGATCTATTAAGCACAGATTATGTAGATCCAGATGCTCCAGATCCAGACTTATATCCAAGAGGTATGTTGTTATGGAATACAAGACGTTCAGGCTTCAATACTAAGAAATTTGTAAAAGGACACATTGACATTACTGCTAACAGTGGTAAAAACACACGTTACAGTGATGAAAATATGAGTTCATATAAAGTTGATCGTTGGATTGGTTGGAACACAACTAAAGAAGACGGTTCAGGTTTATTTGGTAGACATGCACAACGTCAAACTACTGTAGCGGCACTTAAGAGTGCAGTTGATAGTAATGATTTATTACGTGACGAAGAAACACGTAACTTTACATTGTTAAGTGCTCCTGGATATCCAGAACTAACAAGCAACTTAATTGGACTAAACGTTGATAGAGGATTAACAGGATTTGTTGTTGCTGATACTCCGTTTAGACTTGCTCCAACTGCTACTTCGTTACAAAATTATGGTAACAACACAGCAGGCGCGGCAACAGACGGCGAAGACGGCGCAGTAAGTTACGACGAGTACATGGCAATGTTTTATCCATCAGGATTTACAACTGATGTAAGTGGTAATAATATTGTTGTTCCACCAAGTCACATGATGCTACGCACTATTGCAGTAAGTGATGCAGTATCGTTTCCATGGTTTGCACCAGCAGGTACAAGACGTGGCGGTATTAGTAATGCTTCAAGTGTTGGTTACATTGACAACGAAGGTGAATTTAATGCAGTAGCATTGAATGACGGTGTACGTGAAACAATGGCAGGAGTTAAAATTAACCCACTAACATTTATTACAGGTAGTGGTTTAGTTAACTTTGGTCAATATACTAGAGCAAGAAATGCAAGTTCATTAGATAGAATTAACGTAGCAAGACTAGTTGCTTACTTAAGACGTCAAATGACACTACTTGCTAAACCGTTTATGTTTGAGCCAAACGATAAGATTACACGTGATGAAATCAAACAAGCAACTGAAAGTTTGTTACTTGAACTTGTAGGTCAAAGAGCATTGTATGACTTCCTAGTTGTGTGTGACGAAACAAACAACACAGCGGCACGTATTGATCGCAACGAGTTATACGTAGATGTAGCAATTGAACCAGTTAAGAGTGTGGAATTCATTTACATTCCATTACGCTTAAAGAACACCGGTGAAATTGCAACTTTAGGCAATCAATAATGGTGATAAATAAAACTATACAAGGAGCAAAATAAAATGGCTATTTCAAGTTTAAGCAAATTTACAGTTCCGTTGGCGAGTGACCAATCAGCAAGTTCGCAAGGCTTGTTAATGCCAAAACTAAAATATCGCTTTAGAGTTTCTCTAGAGAATTTTGGTGCAGGTGCTCCTAACATTGAACTAACAAAACAAGTAATTGATGTTACAAGACCAAATGTAAACTTCGAATCAATTGCAATTGATGTTTACAACTCAAAAGTTTACTATGCTGGTAAACACACATGGCAACCAATTACAATCACACTACGTGATGATGTAAACAATGCTGTGAGTAAGAGTGCAGGTCAACAGTTACAGAAACAGTTCGACTTCTTCGAACAATCAAGTGCGGCTTCCGGTGTAGATTATAAATTCAAAACTAGAATTGAAATCTTAGACGGTGGTAACGGTGCTAACACACCTAGTGTACTTGAAACATTTGAACTAGTTGGTTGTTTTGTACAAGACATTAACTACAATCAGTTAACATATTCAGATTCTAATCCAGTTGACATTACAATGTCAATTCAATACGATAATGCAATCCAAACTAATGGTGCTGGTCAGCCAAACGGTATTGGTAGTGCAATTGGTAGAACGATTAGAACTTTAGCAACAGGCTAAAGAATATTACATAAAATATCAAAGGGCCGGAGTGAAAATTTCGGCCTTTTTTTATGACTAAATATTAGTATGGCAAAATTAAATAAGTTTCTTGGACAAGTTGTAGGTGGTGTATTTGGCAGTGAAGGTGACATGCGTGATTATCAGCATGCCGCTAGATTATTCACAGATAATTTTAATGCACTAGCACCTAAAGTAGAGTTTTTATATCATGTATTTTTTGATATAAATCAAGACGCGGCAAGATCGCCCGGCGGCAATATTGGTTGGTCAAAACTTGAACCTAGGATAGAAACAGGAATGCTAGTAAAGGCATGTAACGTGCCAGGTGTACAGATTAACACTGAAACAAAAAATCAATACGGTAAAAAAACAAACATACAAACACAAGTACAATATACTCCCGTTAATATTACTTTCCACGATGATAATACTAATTTGATTAGTGGAATGTGGCAACAATATTTTAAAACTTATTATGCAGATTCTAATTATCCAGATGATTTAGCAAGACAACCAGTTTATAACGGAAAAGGTGCTAGCCGCGGCCAAACTCAACGCCAGGCATCAAAAGGTCAGCCTAAAAGTACAAAAAGTCCAACAATAAGTGATAAGTATAGTTTTGGACTTAATGATTATCAAACAGGTCATTTCTTTAATAAAATTTCTATCTATCAATTAACACAGCATAGGTTTTATGAATATACACTTATAAATCCAATTATTACTAGTTGGCAAGGGCCACAACTTAATAGTTCAAGCAGTAATCCAGCAGAAAATCAAATGACTATTATTTACGAAGGAATAAAATATGCACAAGGTAGAGTTACAAAAAACAGTCCAGATGGGTTTGCTTTATTACATTACGATAACACACCAAGTCCACTAAGTATTATGGGCGGAGGGAGTGCTTCGCTATTTGGACAAAATGGAGTTATTGCTGGCGGATTAGATGTGTTTGGCGACCTAATGGATCCGAATGTAACAAGTAATCCACTTGCTTTGATCGGAACTGCAATAAAAGCCAAAAACACATATGACAATGCAAAAAAATTAACTAAAGATGGAATTAAAAACGAAATAACAAATGTTGCTGTTGGTGCTACTCTTAATACTGTAGAACAAACAGTAAGAATACAAGGCCTAAACAAGGCTAATCAAACACTTGCTACTCAGGTTGACACACAACCAACGTCAGTGTGGGATCCAACTACAGGACAAGTTGAAAGTATACAAACATTTGATAGTCTTAACGATGCTAGTACAGCAGTCAACAATGGACAATTCAACGATGGAACTGTTATAAGATACAATAATAACCTTACTGGACAAATCGAAAGTGCAGTTGTTGGAACTAATCAAACATCAGGAACACGCACATTAACTGAAGGTGAACCAGTACAAACAAGACCAGTAACTAATTAGGATTAACATGAAAGAAACATATTCAAATTTACCATTAGATGTACAAATTAAAAAAAGAGACAGCGCCGAAGATACTGTTTTATTTTTTGATTCTTACAACAAATTAGAATTGCAATTTAAAGCAAGCGAAAGCGATGCGGCTGTAGCATTCTTTAAAAAAAGAGGAATGGAAGAACAAGCCGCAAGAAGTACTGCGTTTATATTTTTAAAACAGTGTAAACTAGAAGACACTAATCCATTTGATTTACTATCTCAAATTCAAAAACTTGATCAAAATCAAATTGATAATGTACTTGGAGAAATTTTAAATATTAACAGAATAAATGTTTCTGCACTTGGTACTAAAAAAGATGTTGAAGACAACAATCCGGCTAAGAGGAACATCATTGCGTAATGGCACGTTTAGGAAACTTTGCCCGCGGCAAGTATGAAGTAAAAAATCCAGAAAAATATATAGGAACAAAAACTCCTATGTACCGTAGTAGTTGGGAATGGCATTTTATGAAAATGTGTGATGATCATCCTGCTATTGCAAAATGGGCAAGTGAAAGTATCAAAATACCTTACAGAAATCCACTAGATGGTAAGTACACAATATATGTTCCAGACTTTTTTATTGTATATGCAAATAAGAGCGGAAAAACACGAGCAGAAATTATCGAAATTAAACCAGAAAATCACACAGTAAAAGAGCAAGTTGGCAAGAGTGCTTACAATCAAGCCAACTATATTAAAAATAAAGCAAAGTGGGAAGCCGCGGCCGCATACTGTAAACAGCATGGTATTCAGTTTAGAGTTGTAACTGAAAAAGATTTATTCCATCAAGGCAAAAGAAGATAAGTATTATTATGACAAAGAAATTAGAAGAACTACTAGATCTACCAGAAGTAAAAGAAACCATGGAGCAGGTTGAAATACCAAAAGCCCCAGAAGAGGTTAAAAAGGAAACAGTCAACCTTGAGCGATCAATTGCGGAATTTGATAAAATATCCGCCGCTCTACCTATGGTAAAAGGACTAGGAGAATTAGCCGATAAAGAACTTGATGATCTAGCAGAAAAAGCAAAACAGAGTTATGAAGATCTAATGGATTTGGGCATGAACGTAGAATCACGATATGCTGGCAGAGTTTTTGAAACAGCAAGTAATATGCTTAAAAACGCTATTGATGCTAAAAGTCAAAAACTAGATAAAAAACTTAAAATGGTTGAATTACAACTTAAAAAGCAGAATTTAGATCAAAAACAGGGTGAAAACACCGATACTGTTGATGCTGAAGGCTATGTTGTAATGGATCGCAATTCCATTTTAGAGAAGATATTAAACAAAGATCAAGATAAATAAACGTAGTTAAAGGAGAATACAATGGCAGGCGCATTTAAAAGATACCTAGCAGAAGCCGCAAAACAGTATGACTTTGTTATTAAAGTTGCTGGCGACTTAGAAGAAAGTTTTGAAGATAGTTTAGAAGTAGCATTAAAGAAATTTGAAGTTGCTAACTTATCTGCAGGTAAGAAAACACCAATTCAAAGTGTACCATTAGATTTTCCTGAAATGACTAATACAGAAGTTACTGTATATGAAACTACACTTAACTATCCAACTACACAATACGAATTAAGAAACTATCTATCTGATGTACTTAATATGCAACAAGATTATATTAAAGTGCGTAGACCAGGAGAGCCTACAGAAGAATATCAAGCAGAAAAAGATGATGATAAACCATATGAAGACAAACTTATGGACGGTGAATACAAAGATGCTCCTACTGTAGATAAAGATGAATTAGTAACAACTGAAAAAGGTAAAGAGACGTTTTTACAACAGTTGGCAAAAGAACAAAAAGAACGTCATCAAGGAGAAGCATAATGGCATCACGTGAAATGATTGACGTACTACAGCGTTTAAGAGAATTAGATGAAACTAATCCTAATGTGCATACAGACGCATTAGAAAATACAGAAAAAATGAACCCTCCGGTCGAAGAGGCAAAAAAGAAAATGGTAAAGGATCCAAAGACAGGTAAGATGGTTCCAGATTATGCCATTGACGGTAAAGGCAAAGACGATCTTAAAAAAGAAGAAGTTAAAGAGTCAATTACTATTAGTGCTGACTCACCAGAAGACTTACCAGTTATTGCACAACTTATGAAACTTGCAGGCATGCAAACTGTTACACCAGATATGATGCCAGATGCAGATAATGTTCCAATGATGAAACCAGATGATAACATTAACGGTAACGCTTCTGATTGTGGTTGTGATGATAATGC